GGATTGCGCACGCCGCCGAAGTTAGAAGTTTGGGGAAATTGACATGCTGAGAGGCGGAAAGCCAATACCATCGAACGTGGTCGAACTCAGGAACAATGCGGGCAAGATTGCCATCCTGCACGATGAGCCGGTGATTGAGCCGATACTGGACATCCCTCGGCCTCCCAGGAAGCTGAAAATGGAGGCAAAACGGGAGTGGGACAGGGTGATTCCGTTCTGTGTGCGCAATCGCCTGATCGGCCCGGAAGCACTAAGCCTGCTGGCTACGTACTGTTTCATCCACAGCAAGATTGTTGCATCCGAGAAGCGTGACGAATTGATACCTTGCGCCTACCTGGCCCAGTATCGGATGTACGCTGAGATATTCGGATTCACGCCTAGCGGAAGGACTCGCATAAAAGCCGGAAATGCCAAAAAAGATGACGACGAAGCGCGGTTCTTCGGCTAAACCGAAGTTCTGGTTTGACGAAGACGAAGCGAAGCGTGCGGTGGAGTTCTGCGCCAAGTTCTTGACGCACGTCAAGGGTGAGTGGGCGGGGAGTCCGCTTGAGCTTGCGACGTGGGAATCGGAGTTCGTGAGGCAGTTGTTCGGCTGGAAACGGACGTCTGATAACACGCGGAAATACCGCAAAGCATTGCTTTTTATAGGCAGGAAGAACGGGAAAACGACGCTTGGGGCTGCGATTGCATTGTTTCTGCTATTTGCAGACAAGGAGCCTGGAGCCGAAATATACTCCGTTGCGGCGGACCGCGACCAGGCGGCGATCATGTACGAGGCGGCGCGCGGGATGGTTGAGAATAACGCCGAGCTCAACCGGAGATGCGAGATTTACCGTAGGGCAATAGTCGTACCGTCGACGGCCTCGGCTTACCACGTATTATCGGCCGATGCTCCCACGAAACATGGCAAAAACAGCCATGGAGTGCTGTTTGACGAGCTTCACGCGCAGCCGAATCGGGAGCTTTACGACGTGATGAAGACGTCACAGGGTAGCCGGCGCCAGCCGCTATTTCTCATGTTTACGACCGCGGGCTTCGACCGACAGTCAGTATGCTTCGAGGAGTACCAGTACGCCAAGCAGGTCCGCGACGGACTTATCCAGGACGATACCTACCTGCCGATGATCTACGAAGTGGGTGAAAGCGCCGATTGGAAGGACGAAAAGGTCTGGAAACTGGCAAATCCGGGTCTAGGGACCAGCCCGAAGCTTGAATTCCTACAGGAAGAGTGCCGCCGGGCGTCCGAGTCGGCCGCCTACCAGAACACGTTCCGGCGCCTCTATCTGAATCAGTGGACCGAGCAAGATACCAGGTGGATCGACATCGCCAAGTGGGACGCTTGCAACGAAACCTTCGATCCGGAGGAGATGCGTGGAAGGCGCTGCTTTATCGCCCTGGACCTCGCCACGACGACGGACATCGCAGCCGAGGCTATATGCTTCCCTCCCCGAGATAATGGCTCCTGGGCCTTCCTGTGGCGTTTCTGGGTACCTTCAGAGAACGTCCGCAAGCGATCTGTGCGAGATCGTGTCCCTTACGACGTCTGGATACGCTCGGGGCTGATCGAAGTCACGCAGGGAAACATCATCGACTACGACATCATCCGCCAGAGGGTGCTTGAGGACGTGCAGCTGTACGACGTCCAGGAAGTGGTCTACGACCGATGGGGCGCTACGCAGCTGATCACGCAGCTCCAGGGCGACGGTCTGACTTGCGTGCCGTTCGGGCAGGGATTCGCGTCTATGTCGGCACCAACAAAGGAATTCGAGAAGCTGATCATCGGGAAACTGATCATGCACAACGGTAATCAGGTAGCCCGGTGGATGATGGGGAATGTCAGCGTACGCCAAGACCCCGCCGGGAATCTTAAGCCCGACAAATCTAAGTCCAGCGAAAAAATTGATGGAATCGTGGCGGCAATCATGGCGCTCGGCCGCGCGATGGTAACAGACGCTGCAGGAAGCATCTACAACAATCCGGTGGAAGGCTGGTTATGAAGCTATTCGGCTACGAATTACGCTTAGCGAAGCAACCCAGGCCAGACCCCTGGAGCGACTTCTGGTTTTCTGGGCCTAGTTTCGAATCATCTTCCGGCGTGGACGTGAGCGAAGACTCGGCCTTGCGATATTCGACGGTCTGGGCCTGTGTTAAGGTTATCAGCGAAGACTTGGCGAGTCTCCCGTTGATCGTTTACGAACGAGAAGGCAAGAATAAGAATCGAGCCGTTGATCATCCGCTCTATCCGATTCTGCATGACGCGCCGAATCCGGAAATGACGGCGATGCAGTTCCGCGAGGCCATGCAGGCGCATATCCTGACGTGGGGAAATGCTTATGCTGAGATCGCGCGCGACGGTCGGGGATTGCCGACAGCCCTTTGGCCCCTAAATCCCGGGAAGATGCGGGTTGAACGCGACAAGGGTACGAATGAACTCGTGTACCGATACCAGGATGCGGCCGGTCCGAAGATATTTTCGAAGTCTGACATCTTGCACATCGCTGGACTCGGCTTCAATGGCCTGATCGGATATTCAGTGATCCAGTACCAGGCAGAAGCTATTGGCGCAGGCATCTCGGGGCAACAGACGCAAGGATCGACGTTCAAAAACGGCGCGCAGATGCGTCTCGCGCTTAGTCACCCGGCTCCGAAAGCTCCCGGGAAAGAGGGGCGCGACGCATTCAGGGCTGAAATGCAGAAGGAATACGGCGGATCAGCCAATGCCGGGAAGATACTGACGTTGTGGGAAGGCATGACGATCCACGCCATGAACTTCTCGCCGGCCGACGCGCAATTTCTCGACAGCCGGAAATTCTCGCAGTTGGACATATGCTCGATCTTCCGTGTCCCGCCTCACAAGATCATGAATCTTGACCGTGCGACATTCAGCAATATTGAACAGCAATCGATCAGTTACGTCGTTGACACCATCCGCCCGTGGGCCGTAAGGTGGGAACAGCAGATCAACATGAAACTGCTCGACGGAGAGAGATACTTCGCCGAACACCTCGTTGACGGCTTGTTGCGTGGCGATCTGCAGTCGCGATACAACGCATATGCGACCGCGCGCAACTGGGGATGGTTGAGCGTGAATGATATTCGTGCCCTTGAGAACATGAATCCGGTTGAACAAGGCGATATATATCTGCAGCCTCTGAACATGATCGAGGCTGGAACGCCTCCGCCGGAACCGAAGCAGAGTGTAACGCAAGAAGGCAAGACTGCGAGTGAACAATGAGGATTCCTTGGAATAAGGGAACGGCCAAGACAATTAAATATATCTGCGGATATTGCGGCAAGGAATTTAACGGGCATCCTTGGAGGATAAGCAAGTTCTGTTCTTCTACCTGTCAACATGCATCGCCGAATGCCCAGAAAGGGAAAAGTCGCGATCCGGAATCGATACGCAAGATGGTGGAGACTCGCAAGGCGAGAAGTAACTACGGGTGGACCGATATACAGAAGCTCCACTTGTCTGAGGCCACTAAGGGTACGCCGAAATCAGAAGATCACAAAAGGAAAATTGGACTCAGCAATAAAGGAAAGACCGTTCCGGTGGAGGTTAGGAAAAGACTAAGCGAAATCAAGAGGGGGATCCTATCTAATAGCGAGCAACACCGCAATATTATTGCCGAGCAAATAGAGTCATTCAGGCGAGAAGGCTTCCTCTGCGTGAGGATGGATAGTCGTCCACATCCCGATTTTGTGGCGATTAAAGACGATAAAGCTTATGCAGTTGAGGTCGAAGGGTCTCACATGAATATCGGCAAGTACACTAAATCTCCACATGATTATGCGGATATCATATGGATAAGATTTAGGAGAGACAAAAATGCCAGTTGACGTGACAGACGATTTTGTATGGATCACAGTCCGCGATGCAGGTTCCTTTGTCCCGAGTTCATTTAGGCAGATTACGATTTCAGAAGAACAGGGAATCAACGCGCGGATTGGAAAACTACAATCTGACCCACAGGGTTCGACCGTTGTGCAGGCGTACTATTTCAAAAAGTCGCAATGGTCCGTTTCGGAATCCGAGGTTTGGGTTAAGAATCATAAGCGTTCCTCGTCCATCGAGGGCCGCAAGGTTCGCTATATCGATCCGGACCAAAGTGAACTGCGATCCGAGTATGACAAAGTGGATGGGCCCCGGATATATGGCTATGCCGCAATCTTCAATCAGAAAACAAGGCTGTTCCGAGGGCTCTGGGAACAAGTCGCGCCGGGCGCGTTCTCGGAATCGCTCGATCTTGTAGCTAGAAAGAAGCACAACGTCGTCGCGCTATGGCAGCACGACATGTCGCAACCGCTCGGCGACATTGCTTCCGGAACATTGCGTGTGTGGCAGGACGACAAAGGACTCGCTTATGCCGTGAATCCCGGTAAGACGACATACGGACTCAATCTCATCGAGAACGTGAAGCGCGGAGTCGTGCGGCAATCAAGTTTCGGATTCGATATTCTGGACCATTCGGATCTGAGAGATCAGGAAACCAAGGAAGTTACCAGGACGCTCAAGAATGTAAGGTTGTGGGACGTGAGCCCGGTGACGATTGGTGCATACCCCCAGACAGAGGGCCTGGATGTGCGTGAGATGCGATCGGCCAAAGACGAAAAGGGCAATACCGTCTACCTCGATGGGGATGATGTAATCGAACCTCCCACGGTGGAGGATTCGAGCAACGTACCATCGGCGAAGGAAATCAACGATATGGTGGATGAACTGAAGAAGAAATTCAGATGATTTGTTCGCCGGAATCGACAAAACCATCGGCCGCATCTGCGGCCGTTTTAATTCGAGGTGATCATGCCTAAGAACAATGTGGATCGCGTCCTTGAGCTGCAGAAGCGCATCAATACGTTTTTGCAGGAATTGGATACGATGAAGTCGGCGGCCGCAACCGAGGGCCGCGACCAGACCGTTGAGGAGCGCAAGCGTGCGCTTGATATTATAACCATTCTCGGCGGCCTGAACGATGAACTCGACAATGAGAAGAAGGAAAACGATCTTCGTGATCGATTGTCGCAGGTCGCCCGTGAGCCGGTCAAGCCGGAATTGACGCGCGACTCCAAGCAGGAAGAGTATCCCGGACTCCCT